AACAGTTAACATATTTCATCCTACAAGAAGTATTATAACAAAAGATTTTTTGGTTGAGACTGACCCAAGAATATTTTTTGTAAATGATAATACTATACCTAAAATTACGGGTAAAGATAACGACGAAAAAGCAAAGAAATCGTTGGACTATGTTAAAAAGAATATTAAATATAAAACAGACATACAATTATTTAAAGAAGATGAACAATGGCTTTTTCCATTTGAAACACTTGCATTAAAGAAAGGGGATTGTGAAGACGGTGCTATTTTAATGGCTAACATTATGAAGAAATCAGGAATACCTTTTCATAGAATAAGAATTAATGCGGGGAATGTGAAAGGAGGGGGACATGCATATGTTACCTATCGTCGTGAAAAAGATGAATTATGGTATATTATGGATTGGTGTTATTGGCCAACTAGAAATTGGAAACGTTGGAAAACAGCTAAAAACTATTTTGGAATTTGGTTTAGTTTTGATAGTAAATATATTTATCAAGGCGAAAAGTTTGATAGAAACTAAGGAGGAGATCATATGGATTTAAGTATTTTAATACCACCAGCAATAGGTGCTTTAAGAAGTATTTCTGGATGGTTGGAAAACGCTTTAGAAGACGGTAAAATAACATTGATAGAATGGAGACAACTTGGTTCAACAATAATTAGAATAAGTGTGTACTCTTTTGGAATCTTATTTGGTTTTAATGTGGACGTAGTTACTTCATCTGCATTAGGTGTGTTATTAGATATAGCAATTGTTAAGATTTACAATTTTTAATTTTTCTTTTTATTTAAATATTCAATGAACATATTACAATCTACTTCTACATTAAAATCTAATTTTGTTTTTAGATCATCTAACAGTCTACGATCAAACGGAGTAGTCTTAATATGAAACCCGTTTCTAGTAGGTGTTACCATAACAGTTTCAATTCCTTCTTTGTCTAATCTTGTTGTTAATTCATTGAGAGTGTCTTTTTCATCGAAGTCAATCATAAAATACTTTGTTGATTTTGATTTAGAACCCTTTGTCATAAGAGCAGAATAGAAATGTCCATACACTTTTTTAAACATTCTACTATGATCTGTTCCGTTAAGTTCTTCTTCAACCCAACCCATTATTTTATTCATTAAAATAAAAGTCGCCTTCTTTGAATCTCTTGCATTTAAACTAATATACAAATAGAACGGATATGTTTTTCCGTTTTCATCTTTATAGTTTACAATTTGCGCTCTAAGTTTATTGTATTTTCTAACAATATCTTTTTCGTTTTTAATTACTTCTCTAAAAACAATCTCTTGTGAGTTTGTAATTTCTGGCGTGTCCTTTTTTCTACTGACTGCTAATAGTACATAACAATCATATTGTGTTTTAAATTCACAATGTTCTTTTAATCGTTCTATTGGAGTAATCATCTCAGTTTAAACATCGCCTTACAATTATTACAGTTATATCGTATGGCGTTTAATGTAGATTCTTCAATTTGTTTCATTGTCGTTTTATCATTTCTATCTCTTTTCTCAATTCTTGGAAAAACAATACTATTTGGGTCTGGAACTAATGAGTATGTTTTACAAACTGGACATTTATCTTCTTTATTTATTTGTATATATTTACGCATCTTACTTCACCTCCTCACTCCAACAATCAATCCTATTCCATCCTCTCTTCTTTGCTTCTACAGATGTAGCTTTTTGACATTCTTCAATAGTATTTCCAGATATTATTAAACTATCTAAACTAGGTTCATGATTTATTTTAAATTTCATTTTAACAACACCTTACCCAATATTTGTTCTCTAAATTTATCAACTGTCATTGTAAAACCAGAAGCAAACTTATGTCCACCACCATCATATTTTTCTGCAATTTTTCCAACATCAATTGGGTCGTTTGAATTTTTATTACTTCTTAAACTACAGATAATTTTTCTATCTCTAAAACTCCAAATTAATGCAATAGGGTACTCGTTATTTTTATAAGCATATTCACCCACGTCACTAATGTTATGGTTTGTATTTAATAGTCTTGTAGAATGTCCTTCAAATACTATGTCAGTGCCTTCTGAATACGATTGTATTACTTGTTTTTCTTTCATCTGTAATAACAAGTGACCAGGTTTAACCCATAAATTTGTAATTTCATCGTCTTTAGATAGAAGTCTTGTGTCTGGTTCTTTACATACCATTGATGCATATTCATTAAACGCTTTTGTATCTCGTCCATATTCAAATTTCCACATGTCACGATCTCCTATTAGTTTAATCCCCAATGGTGTTGGTAACTCTGGATTGAATAAATCCCAAGTAAGTTCACAACCAGACTTTCTTATGTCACGTAAACCACCAATATTTTCTGAATTCCATAACTCTAAATTATTAGTTTTAGCAGTTTGGTGATGGTCAATCCAATAAAGTAATCTACATGTTTCATTTAACTCTTTCATATTATCAAAAGAAAAGTCAACAACAATTACAAGGGCACCCTCAACACTTGATTTATCCCATGTATCACCGTAATTTACAGATAAAAAAGTAGCATTTGGGTACAGTGATTTAACAATGGACGCTGCACCAATTCCATCCATATCTCTGTGATAATAACATATAACTTTTCCTATCATTTTCCAACCTCTTTATCATCTCTGAATCTTATGAACACTGCACTTTTAGGACAACCCACACCAAAATATTCTTTACATTTAAATTCAATCATTCTACCAATATATTTTTCAGGATTATCCCAAACTTCTCGTCTAGCTTCATCATCAAATGTTGCCATTGATACGCCAAAACTAATTGTTTTATTTTTTCCTTCTGGTTGAAAATCTTTAGCTTTTTCAATGAGCATTCTATCTCCAATTTTTTTTACTTGTAACTGAACGATTCAATTCATTTCTTGTTTTTTCAGCATTGGGGTCCACTATAGTTGCTTGATTTATTGTAATTATTTTTCCATCAAAAGTAACATCAGGTAGTCTTTTATAAATTAAAAATTCAGCTGGAGAACTTCTACCAGTTTTATAAGATTTATTAAATCTTTCAACAGCCCCTTCAAACCCTTCTTTAATATAATTATCATATTGTTTGATTGCTTCTTCTTCACTATTAATTTCAATTTGTGGAATTGCTTCAAGTAAATCAGGAAATAATAAACATACATCTTTCACTCTTTTTAATCTGTCAAGATATACTTCTTCTGTATTATATTCATCTCCAATTTTTTCAAGAGAATCAAAAACATATATTTTCATGCTATCAGGGAATGATAGATAAAATTCTTTTTTAAAATTTAAAGCTCCTTTCTCAATTTTTTCATCCAGGTCTTTTAATTTTGTATTATTTAATTTATTTAAATCTGAAGCATTAGTAAATCTAATTATATCATCTGATATTGCACCATTTATATGTGCTTCTCCTTGTATTATTATATTGTTTTTATCACAATAATTTAAGACAGGGGAAAATCTTTGTTGAAATTGAATGTTTCTAATTGGTTTTAGACTTCTTCCAAAAATATTTGAAACAAAATCTTTTTCATCAAAATTAGGATTCTTATTTTTAATTCCTTGTAATTGAATTTCTTTAGGTACTATGCAGATACAGATGCCATGTCTTTTCATAGATGAAAACCTTGGGAATGGTGTGTTTTCTGGTATTGGGTCATTTGTAATTAATTGTGGTTTGTATTGTTTCATTTTATTTACTCCTAATATATTATTATATATATCTGCTTATATATAAACCTTTCTATTTAGTACAAATTAGATTCTAAGTTTTATGGGAGCTTTAGGAATCCTACAATTCATAATTCCATTATAATAATCTTCTCTAAATAATGCCATATGTTCTATTTGATATTTAACCTCATAATATGCACATTCCCATCTAGATACAAAACATTCTAAAATTTCACGTTTAAAATTACCTTCTCCATGTGTGTCAAAATCAATAAGTAATTTAACAGAACTACCCCAATAATTTTTCCAATCAGACTCTCCAATAGAATGACGTTTACGTTTCTTACCTTTTAAAGGTTTTCTAGTAATCTTACAGAAGAAGAATTTTTTACCAATATATTTTTTGTTATCTTTTAGATTAGTAATTAAATAAACAAACCCTGCATAAGGGTTAATGTCTTTAGGAACGTTTAACCAATCACTCATTTTGTTGCGGGTTAAAAAAAACTCCCATACCTTTTTTTATATCATTATCATTATAAATATAATCGTATTCATTTTCTTTTGTAATTTTTTTTATGAAATGTTCTTTTTTAATACATCCAGGAGAAGCCATATATACATCATTGTAAAATACCAAACAATGTTTCATATCTTTTATATCGTCTCGATCAAACATAATATCATTATCATGTATTAAAACGCAATTATATTTTATGTCTTTGAAATCTTTTAGAGATGGTACAAACACTAAAGCATAATCAATTAATTCTTTACGAACCTTTACAATGGGTTCAAAATCATCTTTAACAATTACAAATAAATTACCAATAAATTTGTCCATAATTTTATAAATAAAATCATAAAATTTTTTATCATATTTCTGTGCCATTATCACAACATCTAATTTCATTGTTGCATAATGGTTTAACATTTTTTTAACTTGATCTTCTCTCTCATAACAAGGAACAAGAACCACAACATCATTCATTTTAGTTCCTCTATGTATGATAAAATTTTACCAACTAATGGTCCTTTGGTAACATTAGTATTTAATGTTATTATATTAAATCCCAAATTCCTCATTGAATGTATTATGTCATCAAATATTTTTAACTCAGTGTCTATGTCAATATAGTCCCGTTGAATTGACAATAAACGTTGTCTTATAATATCTGTGGCAGGTCTACAATATACAATAATTAAATCATCTTTTAATTTTGACATCATGTTTAGTGTATCTTCTTTTTCTAGAAGTCGTTTATTTTTAACAGCGTAAGCTAATTGTGACACCCAGGCTCTTTCTACAACAGTGTGCTTATAGTTAGTTAAAATATTAAACTGTTTTAAAAGAGATGATTTTCCACTTTTATGTACACCCTCAAAGATTACTAATTTCATTATTTTTCCTCCATCAATTTTTCTAGTTCTCGTTTTAATTGTGCTTCTGTCATGCCCCAACAATCACCAAAAAATGTATATGCATTTGTTGGGTCAGCAACTTGTATTATTTCAAGCAATGGTGTTATTATTCTCCTCCAATAAGTTTTTGAATCATATTTTTTGCCCGTCTTATATTCAATAATAGATATTGCTTCTTGTTTAGTTATAACTGGTTTTAATGTTGTTTTGGTTTTTCCGTTCTTAAAAGTTCTTGTTACCTCTTCCATAACAGGGTCGGAAATAATATAATCAACACCGTCTCCTACAACAAATTCATATTGTGAGTCATCTTCTAATCGTTGAACCATTCTAATATGTACTGGCACGGGTGCATATCTCACAATTCCATCTTTAGATACTTTGGGTTTACCCGTACTACTATCTATCATAACTTTCCCATATTCTCCATAATGTTTTGTGTATTTCTTTGAAAAAGTTAAATACTTTATGTCTAATTTCTGTTCAAAGCACTTCTCTTTATAGTCTAAGATTATTTGTTTCCATTTCTCTCTATCATATATTTTCATTAATACATCAGACACAAGTTGTTTTTGTAATTCCGCAGCTAATGGGTTGGTGTCTGTTTTTAAGAACGCTCCACCACGTGACTCAACTTTGTACTTAGTATGACCGTCGTCGTCTTTAAATACTTCTAAATAATAATATCTTTTTTTAGCAACAGTTATTATTACAGGATATGTGTGTTCATGTTCAAAGACACACCAAAAATTACTTATTTCCAATTCACCCGTCGTCGGGTTCTTAATTTCTTTTTTAGCAATGGAATTAAACGGAGCAAAGAGTTCTTTATAATAATTAAAATATCTCACATTTAAATCGTGAATTTTTTTGTTTAGTTCTTCATCATTTGGTGCGTCCATAATTGTCATAATACTATCTGTATCTCCGGCTATTATTTTATTTCCAAGCTTTTGTGTTAAGAGAATAGATTTTTTAATCAACCATCTAGCACAAGTTGTAATTGAATCAACAACATCATAGTCATAAAACCTAGTATGAACTGCACCGAGAACTCCAAACGAAGAGTTACCAAGTTTTTTAATTGCTGACTGGTAATAATAGTCACTAAAATAATCTTCGCTGTCTTGATAGTTAACATCTTTAGAACGTTTGTTATTCATTTCATATTTTACTTTATCTCGTTCTGTTAACAATTCATCATTAATTATTGGAAACATTCCCACAGTTCTTCTGAACAATCTATGAGGATGAATGGACCATCCACTTGTGTCTTTGTTATAATCCGCTGGTGTGTATGTCAAATTATGTTCATCTGCATATTTCTTTATTGATTTTCCTTCATATTTATCTACAATTTTAAACATAATATCTTCACAAGTAAAATCATAGTTGTGATCTACCCTAAATTTTTCTAGGTCTCTATAATAACTAGTTTTTATGCCACCATCTTTTTTCTTGTGTTTCCCTCTTAGTTCTATTGATTGTTTTAATAAATCATATTCTTCTAATGTTAGAATATTATGTATTTCTGTCAAATCCATTTCCATTTTTTTAACAAATGTTTCTGGTGAAATATTCCAAGTAATCATTACTAACGGATAATGTGATTTAAAATCAAATACTACTAAATTATCATGCACACCAGGTATAAAACAAAATGTGTATCCACCACCTGGATTTTTACCAAGTTTTCGTTCTTCTTTTTCTTCCCTTGATGGTTTTCTATTTGCAACTACATTATGTATGTGACATTTTCTTAAATACACATGGTCCATTAAAACTGAATTGTAGTTTGTATCTTGTAAACATGATTGTGTATATTTAGCAAGTGTTAACATTGGCTCATAGTTCTTTGCCTTTGATTCAATCATCTGTATTAATTCAACATCTTTTATATTATAATCTCTAAATACTTTTGGTTGTTCTTCAAATAATTTAAATAATTTTCCACGAATGTCTCGCTTAGGTTCAACAAAATAATCTATGAACTTTAGTTTTTCATCACCAATAAACTGTTTTGAAACATTATCTAAAGAATATGATTTATATTCCTTGTCATAAAATTGTTTAAACACAAGAAGATCATCCATTAGATTAACAAATTTCCAATCATACTCGTCTTCTAAACCCAAAATAACTTGTCTTTGTTTTAAATATGGTGCATCAAACCCATCTAAATTCCAAGCAGTTATTACATCATACTTTTCAAATTCTTTAAAGATTTTTATTAACAACTCCTTCTCACTCATGTGCGTTTCATCATGGGGGTCGTTTGTTTTAAAATAAGTAATTTCTTCTTTAGTTGCTTTTTGTGGACCAATGGCACAACTCATAACTTGTGAGTTTGCAATCACACGTCCCATTTCATCCTTTTCAAATTCCCCTCTGTCATCTGTTTCAATATCAAACGTCCCAATTTTTAATTCATTGTAGTCTTGGTCTGATAGGTCTTTTGTTGTCATTAGTCTTGTCACTGCATTTACATCACTTTCATAAGTTTCCACGCCTAAGTTTTCTATTGCTGATTTACAAAAATATCTATGGGTATTATTTTTTAGAATTAATTTCACAAAATCTGTACCAAAACAATCTGTAATATGTTCTGTAGAACTTAAGAATCTTTGTATATCATATTCTATTTGTTTAAAATCATCTTCAAGAATATAAAAATAAGTTAAGAATGAAACCCGTTTATATATTTCCTTTCCATTCTCTCGTGTTCTAAACAACACGCTTGACTCTTCTTCTTTTCCGCGAACAATTACATATGACATTTTAAATCCCCATATTGTTTAAAAATTTTTGTTCTGTTTTTGTTATCTTTTCTTTCTTATTAATAGTATAAACTTTAAATCTCAACTCTCTGAATTCTTTCTTTTTCTGTCGTATTTCTTTTATAAATTCTTGTGAGTTTCTGTAATCTTGTATGAGGTTGTTGTAGATTTTATCAATTTGTTTTAGTCTTGTTGATGCTGTGATGATTTCGTTTGCTTTTCTTTCTCTCATTTTATCCTCTTCACCCATTAACAATAAATCTATCTCCGCTTTAATCTCTTCTTCTATATGAAACAATTCTGTTATTAAACCTACAGATTTACCTTCTGTATCAATAGTTCGTATTAAATCTTGCTGTTGTTTAGACAACTTATTTAACTCAAAACTCGTCACCACAAAAATCACCTTTTTAATATAATTATTTATATACAAACTTATATATAAACTTTCCTATTCTATTTTTACGTCTTCAACAAAGTCAACATCTATTATTTCGTTGTGAAGGGCTGTTAATATTCTTTTACGTTCTTTAGTTGCCTCTCTCAAAAATCTTGATGTATCATTAAAGTCAATAAAGTAACTCATAGTTTTTCCAGGTGCTAATCGTTTAGGCCTACCAACAACTTGTGCAGTATCAGTAGTTGATTTATGACCAGTTGCATCTACAATAATATCTAAATCTGGTATGTCAACTCCCGCACTAAATATTTGTATACTACCAACAAGAACAATACCACGAGTATTTTTAAATTCTTTAAACATTTGTTTTCTATAATCCATGTTAACACTATTATTTATTTTTAGAACATTATTTATTTTTTGTTCTAATATATCTGCATGTGCTTTTCTTCTTGTAAGAACCAAAATTTTCTTTGTCCTACTATATTTATTAACAAGTTCTGCAATCATATTGTTTCGTTTATCATTATCAACAATAAATTCATCATACATTTCAGCCGATAATTCTAAGTATTTAGTTTGTTCTTTTTTCTTTTTAAAGTATCTATTTGTTATTGTATCAATTTCTACTGTTTTTCTTTGAACCATTTTAAGTTCTACATCCACGTCAGTAATAGATTGTATAAAATAACATTTTGTTGGAACTAAAAAACCTTCTGCTTCCAATTTCCATGTAGGTTTATTATAAATTGGGAATCCAACCATTGAGTTCATTTCTAAAGTAGCCCCATCATTTCTCCAAGGACTTCCACTCAATCCAATACAATAAACATTATTTACTAGATGTGTTGAAACTTCGGAATACATTCCGGGGTCTTTAAGGTTCTGTGCTTCATCGTAAAATACACAAGTAACATTGTAAAGATACAATTTTAATAGATCACTAGTTTCATCATTTCTACGTAGTATTGCCGATAAAGTTTGAACACTTGCAACTGTAAATTGAGAAGATACATCCATGTTTCCTTCTGACATTGTTGCAATATTAACTCCCATTAACTTTTCAAATGATTCTTTTGATTGTGTAACCAATTCAGTTCTGTTAACAAGAACTAATGTTAATCTGTTTAATTTCATTCCCATAAGACCAGCTATTAATGTTTTACCACCACCAGTACCAAGGTCAAAAATTCCTGCCATATCCCTTATACCAACTTCAACACAATCATTTTGATAATATCTAGGAATAATTGTTTGTTCTTTAAATTTAGTATCAAAAATTCTGTTAACAATTTTTTGGTTTCTTAGATCATTAATAACTAATACATAATTTGTTTTATAATATTGGTTGTAATCCCAAACTAATCTTTTAACATCTAAACTAAAACCATATGGCAATATATTATCTTTAAACAAATGTTTCTTTCCATCCCACATTCTATTTCCATTTTCGTCTTTTTTCTTAAAGAGAGAATTATGTTCATAGTTTTGTACAAAATAAGAATATTTTCTCACCATAATTTCATATAGTTTTTTTGGTATCTTTCCAAAAATTAATTTATTATCTTTTAAGTCTGCTGAAATAATATTAGATGTTTCTCGTCTCTCTCGTTCTTTTTTACATTTAATAAGGTGAGCATTAAATGGAGAATCAATTATTCCAATATCATAATTATTAATATCCGTACCTTTACCAACTATCTCTTTACATAATCTATGTACTTCTTTTTCATAATTTAAAATGTCTTCTTTAGTAAAAGTATAAATTGTTTTCTTATTTATTTTAAGGTATTCAAATACAATTTTGTCTGGAACATAACCATATTTTTTATATACAAGCATACAATAATGTAAACCTTGTCGTTTGAACCCTTCTCCTTTATCTACTTTAGATGATGTTTTCCAATCAACTAATATTTTTGAACCCATAAATTCGCATTGTATATCTATGATTCCTTTGTTTCTTATTTTAAAAGTATCGTCTTCATAAATGTCAAAAGAAATAGCTTCTTCTGGAATTGGGTTTAAGTATGATGAATCAAGAAGTTGTTTGCCAATTACAAATGCATTAATATATTTTGTTTTATCTAACGGTTTATAATTAAACCCAAGTTTTGTATCTAGTTTTCTCTGAGACCAATCAGCCTCAAACATTTTTTCAAAATCTATTTTATTGTTCTTGCTATATTGTTCTAATGTTTCGTGAACAACATTTCCTGCGTCACCATAACATTGTTTAACTATTGTATCTGGTTTTGATTTTAATATGTAACCATAGTAAAATAATAATTGCGATGAATGATATAAATTAATACTACTAGGACTTAAACTAAATTTTATTTTTGACATTTCACACCTCACTGTGAATAAAAATAAATAAAAAATAAAAAAATAAAATTAAAACTTATTCTATTGATACAATATCGTTTCTAAACCAAGGTTTACCATCATATACCCCTTCGCTTGTTTTGATTTTTACTTTCTTACCAACAAAATAAGATGTAATTTCATCGTCACTTGTAGTTTTACTAAATGCTTCAAAAGCAAGTTTTGTATTTTCAGTAACTATCATGGTTAACCTTTCATTAATAGTTTTTTGCTCTTGTTCAAATTCGTTATTGCACATTTTCTGCATAATTAATCTTATTAATTGTGCAACTTTACAATTACTTATTCTGTCCAACGATATTTCTTCGTTTATTACTCCATCGTTAACCCAAATTCTAACTTTAGGATAATATTCAATAAGGTTATCTTCTTCAAATTCTACTTTAAATTTAACATCATAAAATGATGCTCCGTTGTCAGTGGTACTTGGAGGGATTGGTACTTTTTCGCCGTTAACAATATTATACACTTTTGGTGGTTGTATATAACAACCTTTAACTGTAAGAATTTGTCCATCAACGTTCTTTTTAACCCCTCGGGTTTCTTCAATTTCTTGTCTATTCTTGGTACTAATTTTTGGAACAAACCCCTCGTTAAGTAGAACTATTGGTTCTACTGTTTCTTCAACTTTTTTATCATCTTCTTTTACTGGTTCTACTACAACCGTTTCATCAGAACCATTAGCAAGATCAACTGTATCTGCATCTTTAAAAAGCGATTCATTATTTGGTTGTTTTAGTTCTTCAATAACTGGTGCTTCAACTGGTGCTTCAACTGGTGCTTCAACTGGTGCTTCAACTGGTGCTTCAACTGGTGCTTCATTATTTTCTACCATTTTGGTAATCTCCGTACACATTAAAATCGGCATCAAGGCCATGATTTGTGTGACAATAAGTTTATTTAATTTATACAAGTACTGCTTTCTTAGGTTTAGTTTCAAATTTTACATCATTTTCATTAAGATATTTTCTTAACGCTTCGTCGACAATTAAGTATAAGGTTTCTCCCTTTTCTTTTGAGTGTTTAAGAAGAGCTTCTTTTAAGTCTTCGTTTGAATAAACAAACAATTTGTCGTTAAAGTAATCGGTGTCTTTAATCATTGTAATTCCTCTCTGTGTTTTAAATATATTAGTTTAAATAAATTCTTATATATAAACTTTTCTGTTTAAAGATGTGGTTGGGGGAAACTAAAAGGTGAGTTTTAGAATTATTTAACCCCTAACCACATAATCATAATTGTTCACTCTGAATAACATGTTGTTTTAACATACAAATTTCCTCTTTTAATATGTCCATTTGATCTGCTATTAGCTTAGTGTCCCCTAATATTTTTTCAAGTAATTTAATCCTCTTCTTCACTTGTATTAGTTCAAGTCTTTTCAGTCTGTCCCATTCTTTTGCCGTTAACATTTTAGTTTGTCTATCAAATTGTTAATGTTCTCTACAAATCTATTGTATTGAAAATTCATGTTCATTGTTCGTAACGCAATTTGTATTTCTAATTGTTTTTCAAAATTATTTTCTAGTTCTTTCAACCTATTATTATCTTCCAATAGTTCTTCATGTTGTAATTTAATAATATTAAATTGGGTATTTAATTTAGTTAATTTTTGTTTCAAATTTCTCAAATCTTTAGTTGAAATTTTTTCCATATCATCTTTCATCAATAACACCTTTCTTAAATATAATATTATATATATTAGGTTATATATAAACCTTTCTATTTTGGAGGATATTTTATGTGTTTTTCCAAGTCTTTTATTGTTACGTTTTTAAATTCTTTATGTGCAAAAGATACAGAGTTTCTATAACCTATACGTAATAAGTCAACTAATACAAGTCCCATATAAAATTGTGTCCACCTATTTCTTCAATCATTTTTTAGCTCCCTGTATCTATTATTATAATCTATACAAACATCCAAACAATTTTTTCTACAAATGGGGTCTTCATAACTATCATGTTTGTTCATAAATTTAATGCGTTGTTCTCTCATACTAGGTTTAACTTTACCAATAGGTTTACCTTTCTCTCTCATATAAATAACACATGGAAAATGATACTCACCAGCCACAACAGAATCATCCATTAGTAATGCACATTTATGACTGTCTGTTTTTTTGATTCCTCTTACATTTATACCATTTTTAAAATGATTAACTCTGTATTTTAAAATAGGATATTTGTCCAAAATTATTTTTGGTATTTTATCAAGTTCAGGAAGAGGCTTATTATACTGAGCAGATGAAATGATTCTTATATCACTCACTCCTAACTCATATGCAAACTCAATAGTCTCAACGCATTTGGAAACATTGTTTTCATTTAAAACAATACCAACAGTCACATATGTTAACTTAGATAGTAACCTTATGTTTTTTCGTATAGTTTTAAACACACCATTACCACCAGACATTTCCCTTATGTCCTTAGAACAACAACCATCTAATGACACAGAAAAATCATTACAACCTGCCTTCACAGCCTCTTTGTATTTTTTTGGTATGGAAGACCCATTAGTACTTATGGCAATTTTTTTAATACCTTTTTCTTTAGCATACTTTACAACTTCCATGATGTAAGGATAAAACATTGGTTCTCCACCTGAAAATCTTATGTTCTTCAATGGTTTATCTTTACACCAAATATCAATGATCTTTTTAACTTCTATCAATGTAAGTTGTTTTATGTTTCTAGTTCCATATATTTTGTCATCTAATCCCCTACAGTACGGACAATTAAAATTACAAAACTCCGTTAATATAATTTCACATCTCCACATAGGAGACGATTCGTTTACGTGTCGTACCCTATAATCTTCTAATGTATAGAAACCTATCTCTTTTAATTTATCTTTTCTACGCTCTCCCATTATCCTCACACCACATTTTATTTATCTTTATTTAGCTTTTAGATTATATACTGGTTTCATTATATAATCTATGTCAACTGTTTCTTGAAGATATTCTTTAATGTCTTCAAATGATTTATATGCAAATGGGCTTTCATCTATTGTTTTATTACAAACACTTGTGCTGTAAATACCTTCCATTTCTTTTTTAAATTTTTTAAGTGTTACAACTCCATCTTCCAGTTGTTTCTTCATAACATTTCGCCCGAAGATTCTACCAGCACCATGTGGAGCACTGTAATTATAACTAGATTTTCCTTTACCATATCCAACTACAACTCCGTCTCTCATGTTTAAAGGTATAATAAGCTGTTCAGCTTTATGTGCGGATATTGCTCCTTTTCTTACGATGTTATCTATTGGGCTAATATAATTATGCACACTTTCTATTTTATCAACATCATAATATCTTAAGTTAAAAAATTTTAATATTTTTATAATGATAACCATACGATTTACAGATGCATATTCTTGTGCAAGATATAATGCTTTCAAATAATCTTCTCCTCCGTATGCCATTGGTAAATATTCTAAATCTCTTACTGTTCTATTTTCTGGCAAAGACAAATGAAATTTTTTTGCTTCTCCTTGATACCATCTTGCAACCTTCTGTCCTAAATTTCTGCTGCCACTATGAACAGTTACATATTTATTTCCTTTAGTATCTTCATCTATTTCTATAAAATGATTACCACCACCTAAAGTTCCTATCTGTAAAATCGGAGGGATGTAATCTCTGTAAGTATTTTTGTAAAATTTAGATACTATTTCGTCACATATCGTTATGACTTTTTGTTTTTGATGTGGTTCTAAATCTTTAAGATATGTTTCGTCATTATGACTATTAAAATCTAGAGGCACGTTTTCTCTAATGTGTTTATCAAGTGCTTCAAAATCTATGTCAGTTTTTCCAATAGAATAACTTGTAACTCCACAACCAATATCTACACCAACCACATTAGGTATAACACAATTATTAAATTTACCTGTGAAACCAATGACTGCTCCCATACCAGGGTGAACGTCTGGCATTATACTAATCAACCCATGAAACGCCGGACTCTTCGCCATTAATTTAATTTGGTCATGTGCTTTGCTATCTATTACTTTTGCATTTATTTTAACTTGTGTTTCTCTCATTCTATTAACCCCATACAATCTACCGTTGTAGTTGTATTTAGTACACCTATTACAAAAAATGTTAAATTGTATTCTATTGATAACCATTCACACTGTTTATATATTGGTACATGTTCAACGTAAATGCTTTTGTTTAAATCAGATACATATACTTTGTCCCACACATCATCTGTTAAGTTCCAATCATGTTCTACTGTATAATAAATATTAACAACGTAAATATCACCAGCCTTTCCATTATGAGTGCCAAGATATTCTGAACCACTAACTACCCCACCAATACAAGATATTGATATTAATAGAAAGACAATCCAAAATAATACTTGTAACCAAAATGAAATCCATCTATTCATTTTTGTATCTCCGATATTTTTAACAATTCTTTTTCATCAAACATTTTAACAAAAGTTCCATGTTTTGTTCCCCCAGAAAAAAATAATATTGTGGACAAATTATTTCCTTCAACAGATTCTTTATTTTTTTTTAAATCTAATGTTTGCGCTAGTTCCATGTATTTTTTCAAGAGCATAACATTCTTTCATTAACATTATGTCCTTTTCTTTACATAAATTTGAGATATGCATGTAACCCATTTTATTTACCTGTCTCCGGAGTTTCTAATATTAGTTTAAATTCTCTAGCACGAACAATTAGTTTATCTTTTTTATTTTCAATCTTCCCATCACAAACGTTGTCAAATAATTCATTTAATACCTTTCCAATGTCTGCACCTTTATAACCTAAAGTAATCATAAAAGTTCCATCAATATCTAAATCGGATATTCTAAATGGTGTTTGTTTGTCTTTCAATCTCATAAAGTTTTGATACAAAAAGTTTCCATTTAAAAAATCTCCAAACTTCATTTTTACTTTTGATTTGTTACCTTGATTATCACAATAAACCAACATGATGTAATCAATTATGCTAATACCATTGTCTTGTAATCTGTTAAAAAATTTAATATATGTTTTATCTTTTATTCCTTCTTCATAACCAAACATGTGAGTCTTAACTAAAGTTGTAACAAATTTTATTTCATCATTACTAAATTTATATTCTTCCATCCAATTTTGTACAATCTCTTGACCTTTGGTTTCATGGTCATAAAAATTTATTTGTGTTTTTACTTCTTCTTCTGTACAACAATACCCACAATCAGAACAATCATACTTATTCATTTTATAATTAATTAATCTTGAATCACATTCTGGACAATTAGGCTCTTCTGTTTTTGTTACTCCTTTCCCAATGTCATGTAATAACGCTGCTAATTGTAATAAAGAGTTGTCTGTTAATTTTAACATTTCTTGGAATGAATATTTTAAATGTTTGTCCACTGTTTCTTTATGATAAAAACCTCCTGTCATTCCAACAGTTATTTTTAACTGGGGTAAAATTTTGTAAATGATTTCATCACACCATAAGTTTTCTAAACCATTATTAGTCTTTAATATTTTTAAAAACTCGTCTCTTATTCGTTCTTTTGGTACTGTATGTAATAAATCAATGTGCTTTAACATTTCACTTAAATCATTAAACTTTGAAAATTTAGACCAAAATCTTATTCCTCTCAAAATTCTATTGGGGTCTTCTTTAATTCTATCAACTGGGTTTCCAACAAATCTTAAAGTTAAGTGTTCTATATCTTCTAACCCACAACGTTTAATTTCTTTATCTCCACATAAAACTCCATTAACATCCATAGCTAATGCGTTTACATAAAAATCACATGTCCATTGATGATCTTTTAATGTAGAGTTGGGTTTAGTTTCAGTTCTATCTCCTGAACTTCTATATTTAGAAATTTCAGTACCATCAACAATTACTGTTAAAATTTTTTCTTGTCGTTCTTGTCCGCCAATTACTTTTCCATGTGGAAAAATTTTTAAAATTTCTTCTCCTGTTGCATTTGTAACAATATCATAGTCATGTGGAACAATTCCTAAAAAATAATCTCTAACTGCTCCTCCAATAATATATGCATCAAAACCTTCATTGTTTAATTTTCTCATTAAGTCTTTAACATTATCTGGAATATTCATCTTTTTTACCTTAGTTGTTAATATATTATTATATATACAAACTTATATATAAATCTTTTTATTATAATCTTGTGTTAGTAGTGATTAAATAACCGCTCTCATTAGTTCCGCGTAAGTGTTTTGGCTTCATCATTACTTGTATTTCTTTGTTGTATAATCTACTAAATTCATCCAGTTCTTTTATTGATATAATAGGGTTCATTTTAATTACCTCATTTACTATGTATTGGTATGTGAAACAATGTTATCATGTCCATTAGTTTTACTAATTTTGGAGCTTTTATTAATAGTATAAGTACTACAAAATCTGGAAGCCCAGGAGTTGCCACAAAAGCTATTGAGAACCCATGCCATAAACTAACTTTAAGTCTTTTTCCCCAGAGCATTTTAGTGGGGTAAAATTCTCTTTTAGATTTTGGTTGCCATGTTTTAAAATTCATCTTTTCACCTTTAGTTTTATTTATTCACTTATATTATTATACATATTTACGTATATATAAAGCTTTCCTTTTTTATATATAAATAACAGCTTCTGTACTATAGAAATATGATAGAATTGCAAGGTAAGTAGAAGGAGTGTGCTATGAAAATATGATAGAATCAGTCGGGAATATACCCATCATCTTCCAAAAGTTTATCATATACTTCTTTAGATAGGGTTTCATTATACTTTTCTTTTTTATCTTCTTTGTCTTCTTTGTCTTCTTTGTGTTTCATTTTAACCTCCAAATTTACTTATTCTTTTAAAATTATGAAATGTACTTTTAAGATCATCAACGCTTTATATAATGTTTCGATTGCGTGTTTCATTTTCTTATTTATTTCTTTCTTTTAATATATAAAAATAATTTAACAAATTGTTCTATCTCCATCAATCAATTTTGTTGGTAGTTCCTTCTCTTGTTATGTCAATCTCGTCATTTCCGTTTTATAGATAATCATCATCCTTTTAGTTTTATATATTTAATTATATTATTATATATATTATGTTATATATAAACCTTTCTATTTTCATATATAAACAATTTGACCTGTAGTACAGAAATATTATACTTGCACGTGATTACTAGAAGACGTGTATG